CCGGATCAGCAGGGCGGTTCGATTATCGCACTGCCGGCCGATCCTGAGTTGAGGGCCGACCTTGCAGCGCCGACCTACGAGGTTGGCACGCGCGGCATCCAGATCGAAAGCAAGGAAGAAATTCGCAAGCGCCTCGGCCGGTCGACCAACAAGGGCGACGCTGTCGTGATGGCGTTGAGCGAGGGTAATGCCGCGGTCAAGCGCGCGATTGCAGGCAGCCAGAGAAACTATCCGTCGCGAGCCAATGTGGGCTTTGCCGACTTGAAGAGGACGAAACGTTGACCAACCTGTTCTCCCCCAAGACAGTCACGCAGTACGTGCCGGTTGCGCCGAATGTCGCGCCGCCGACGCCCGTGCCGTTGCCTGCCGCGCCCACCACGCCACCGCCCGTGGCTCCGACCGTGTCTGCGCCTGCCAAGGCACCGGTGACGGCACAGGTCAACCAGGCGGCACAGCAGGCCGTGCAGACCATTGGTCAGCGGGCCGGACGATCTTCGACCGTGCTGACCACGCGCCCGGTGCGCGGTAACTACAGCTCGGGCAGCGGCGGTACGATCGCGGACAGTTCGTCCAGTTCTGCCAGCCCGTATGCGGCCAAGACGCTCGGCTGATGAAGCAGAGGGTTCAAGACCTCAAGAAGCAGGGCGATCAGCTCTGGTCGAAGCGCGCTCCACTGGAGTCGCTTTGGCAGACCACGGCTGAGAACTTCTATCCCGAGCGGGCCGACTTCACTGTCAGGCGTTCGCTGGGTGACGAGTTCGCATCGCACCTGATGACCGGCCGGCCTGTGCTGGCGCGTCGCGATCTGGCCAACAGCCTGTCGTCGATCCTGCGGCCGACCTCGCAGCCGTGGTTCTTTGCGCGGACGGACAACGAACAGATCAACGAGGACCAGACCGCATTGCGGTGGCTGGACGAAGCCTCGGACAAGATGCGCCGGGTGATGTATGCGAAGAACTCGCAGTTCATCCGCGCCACCAAGCAGGGCGACAACGACTTCTCGGCGTTCGGCCAGTGCGTGATTTCGGTCGACGTGAACAAGGCATTCAACGGGCTGCTGTACCGCGCATGGCACTTGCGCGACGTGGTCTGGCAGGAGAACGCCGAACTGGCGATCGACACCGTCCACCGCAAGTGGAAGCTCGACGCCCGTTCGCTGGTCAAGCTGTTCCCCAAGACGGTCGATCCGAAGGTTCGGGAGACTGCCGAGAAGGAGCCGTTTCGCGAGTATGAATGCAGGCACATCGTCATTCCGGCCGACGAATACGACCTGAAGGTATCGAAGGGGCGACCGTTTGTGTCGCTCTATGTCGACGTTGAAAACCAGGGCGTTCTTGAAGAGATTCCCGTTCCTATGCTCGACTACGTGATCCCGCGCTGGGTTACGGTGTCTGGCTCGCAGTACGCCTATTCGCCGTCGACCACGATTGCGCTGCCTGACGCGCGCATGCTGCAGCAGATCGGGCTGACGCTGCTTGAAGCCGGCCAGAAGGCGGTCGATCCGCCGATGATCGCCAAGGGCGAGGCTATTGCGGGCGCCGTCAACACGTTCGCCGGTGGTGTGAGTTGGATCGATCCTGACTATGACGAGGACAAGGGCGACGCCCTGCGGGTTCTCGCCGGCAGCGATGCGCACAACTTCCAGTTCGGCATGGACCGCGAACACCGCGTTGAGCAATTCATTTATGAGGCGTTCTATCTGAACCAGATCCAGCTACCCGACGTGGGTGGCGGTGACATGACCGCCTACGAGGTCCAGAAGCGGATCGAGGAATATCTGCGCCGGGCCCGGCCTTTGTTCGAGCCGATGGAGACCGAATACAACGGCGGGCTCTGCGAAAAGACGTTCGAGAAGATGTTGCGGCTGGGTGCGTTCGGCTCACCGGCCGACATGCCGCCGCAGTTGCTCGGCCAGGATGTTCGCTTCCAGTTCGAAAGCCCGCTACAGGCGGCGGCTGATCGGGCCAAGGTTGCGGCGTTCCAGCAGTCGGCACAGTTGCTCGAGATCGCGGTGCAGATGGACCCGAACGCGCGATTCAACCTCAACGCCTCGAAGGCGCTGCGGGATGCGCTTAATGCGTCTGGCGCTCCGTCGGACTGGATTCCAAGCGAGGACGAGGTTGCGGCTGCCACCCAGCAGGCACAGCAGCAGCAGGCTGCGGAGGCCGCACAGGCTGCGGTTGCCAACACCGCAGGAACGGTTGGTGCGGTTGCGGATGCCGCGCACAGGACCGGCGCTGCGAAGCAGCAGCTACAGCAGGCAGGGATGATCTGATGGCGGGTCGGTTTCGCAGCCGACTAGGGCAATCCTCTCTCAGCCCGGCATTGACGAGTCGCCATGTGTCCCTAACCACATCGCCGCCATCAGTGGTTCGCTTTTAGCAGAATCGCGATGGCGAGAAAAGCAATTCCCGTTGACGCCCCGTGGTCGCCGCCCACGCTCGATGAGCACGAAGTCAGAGCGATCAAGGCACTGGCCGCTGGGAAGGCAAACGAGGGTCAACAGATTCTCGCGGTGCAAACGATCGTGAACAAGATTGCTCAGACCTACTCGCTCAGCTTTCGGGCTGGCGAAGATGGTCCGCGGGCGACGGATTTTGCGGAAGGCAAGAGGTTCGTAGGTGATCGCATCGTGAGGGCGATCAATGGACCGATGCCTGCACCGGCCAAGCAATGAGCGGATTTTTGACGTTCAGGTTTGGCGACGAAGAACTTCAGTTTGTCGGACTGAACATTTTCGTAGACGAAGCCGCAGCAGCCACTGCGGTCAAGCGCGATAACGAAACACCTGAGCTTCATCGGCTCCGGCGGTGCTTTATCGCATCCCCTGCAATTCGCGCCGGGCGTGGCTGGCCGGATGCCGATGGAGAACTGACATGACCAAGATGGTTCGTACTACTGCCGGTTTGCGCAATGTGTTGCTCGATGAGATCGACAGCCTGCGGAGCGGCGACACGACAGAGGGCCGCGCTCATGCAATCGCGCGGCTCGCGAACGCCACGATTTCGTCCGTCAGACTTGAGATGGACGCTCACGACTTTATCGCTCGCAACGGCGAGGCCGATGCAAAGGTGGTCAATGCGGCGGCGATGAAGCCGTTGCAGTTGGTGGCCTGATGACACCTGAGAGTGGGCGGGACTTGTCTCGCCCCTCTCGCACTTGCACCGTCTGCGAGTGTGAGCCGGCAAAGAGGTGCTATCCGCTTAGCAATAGCAAGCGGGTTGTGTATCTGTGCATTTGTTGTCACAGATCGCTGTATAATTTTTTGTCTAGACGCCGATGCGCGTTTCATGGTCCGCACTGCGACAGAGACGAGAACGCTCGACAGAAAGCGCTCGCGGTCGAATGGCTTTCCCGAGTGATTCCCGAGATGATGAAGGGGTGCGGGGAGTGGTCCCGTGCTGTCAGGCAAAGCAAGGTTACTGAAGCGAGTTTAAAGGAATCGAGAAAGCACAACGAAGTCCTACGCATTATTTCGGAAGCTGGGCAGAAAGAGAAACTGAGGCTGGAGCAAATACGAGCGTGGCAGCAGCATCGGCCCATCCCAAGATTAACGCTTAGGAATAAGCATTTCCGCGTCGATTTTCGTCGAACAGGAACATCCCGCAGCCACGGGATCATGCGCGATGATCAACGATAGGATCATCAGTGACAACCGAAACGACAGCCACGACTGACACCGGCACGACGACCGAGAAGGTCGAGACGACTGTGACCACCACGGACACTGGCACCACGACCATTGCGGGCGGCGCTGGTGACACAGGCAAGACCGCCGACACCACGACGACGACGACGACCGAGACGCCACCGCAGCCCTCATGGCGCGACCAGATGGCCGGCGAGGACAAGCAGTTCCGCACGCGCCTCGAACGCTTCAAAGACCCCACCGCCTTCGCGCAGTCGTACCGCTCGCTCGAAACCAAGCTGTCATCCGGCGAATACAAGAAGGCTCTGCCCGAAGGCGCAACCGCCGAAGAGACCGCGACCTGGCGCAAGGAAAACGGCATCCCCGACAAGGCCGATGCCTACCTCGAAAAGCTGGCGCTGCCCAACGGCATCGTGACCGGCGAAGAGGACAAGCCGATTCTCGCCGACTTCGCGACGCTTGCGCACGGCAAGAACTGGACGCCCGGCCAATTCAACGAAGCCGTGTCGTGGTACTTCGAAACGCAGAACAAGCAGGTTGCAGCCCAACAGGCCGCCGACCGCGACTACATGACGACCGCCGAGGAACAGCTTCACACGAGCTGGGGCGCCGACTATCGCGCCAACAAGAACGTCATCGGCTCGGTTCGCGACAGCATGCCGGAAAGCCTGCAGAGCCGCTTGATGAGTGGCCGCACGGCCGACGGCAAGATGATCGGCAACGATCCCGAGTTCCTGAACTGGATCGTGCAAGTCGGTCGCGAGATGAATCCGGCCGCCACACTTCTCCCCGCCGGCACGACAGACCCGAACAAGGGTGTCGACGCCGAACTGGCAGCCATTCGCGAACTGCGTCGTAACGACCCCGACAAGTACGACCAGGACAAGAAGCTTCAAGCGCGCGAGATCGAATTGCTCGATGCGCAATCCAAGTTGAAGGCCCGCGCGGCCTAAGCAGGAAACCCGGAAACGGCCCTGCGCCAAACAGCGCACGACTACCACACGCCAAAGCGACGCCCCGTAACCACACGAGCCGGACCCGTCAGGGCAACCCGGTCTCTCGTGCTGCGCGCGGACAACCCGACCAGAGGCAACCCGAAAGGAAAAATCAGCTTCTCTGAAAGGGGACAATTATGTCCATCGAAGCAGCAGTTACCCAATATCGACAGGCGTTTGTCGATCAGTTCGAAACGCGCGTGTCCGCCCTGCGTGTCGCCACCACCAAAGAAAGCGTCATCAAGGGCAACACCGCGACGTTCCTCGTCGCCGGCTCCGGCACCGACACCGCGATCTCGCGCGGCTCGAACGGCCAGATCCCGTATGGCAACCCGACCAACACGCAGGTTTCTGCGACGCTGGTTGAGAAGCACGCTCCCTACGAACTCACTGGCTTCAACATCTTCGCGAGCCAGGGCGATCAGAAGGAAGTGATGCGCCGTGCGTCGATGAAGGTCATCAACCGCGAAATCGATCTCGCCGGTCTGGCCGAACTCGCCAACGCCACCATCGACACCGGCGGTTATGCCGTTGCCTCGATGCAGATGGTCGAGAAGGCCAAGGGCTATCTGGCCAACAACTCGATCCCGGTCGAGGAAGAGGACAACATGTTCGCCATCGTGTCCGGTGGTTTCATGTCGTACCTGCGCCAGCTCACGGAGTTTTCGTCCGCTGACTACGTGGACGTGAAGCCGCTGGTCGGCCCGACCCGCAAGATGATCCGCTGGAATGGCGTCAACTGGATCACCTCGGCGCTCGTCACCGGCGTCGGCACGAACTCGGAGCTTTGCTACATGTGGCATCGCGACGCGCTCGGCTGGGCGGTGAATGTCGGCGAGGAGTCGGTGGCGATCGGCTACGACGAGAAGCAGGACACCTCGTGGTCCCGCGCCTCGCTCTTCCACGGCTTCAAGGTTCTCCAGAACACCGGCATCGTGCAGATGAAGCACGACGGCGGCGCCTTCAACCTGTCGTAAGCGGAAAGGGCTTCGAACATGGCTTACTCCAAGAACAACCTCTATCTGCTCGGCGGCGCTGTCGGCGCCGGCCCGCGCATTTGGGTGTACTCGGAAGCATCGCTGGCGGCCTCCGCTCTCGATGCGTCTGGCTACATCTCGGACGGCGGCAAGCTCGGCATGGCGGTCAACGACCTCGTGCTCGGCCTCAACACGTCGACCG